TGGTAACTTTAGATGATCTGTTAGCTGATTTAAAAGAAAAATTAAAAAAAGAAAAATTTATGAAAAGTAAATACAAAAAGACAAAAAGAAGGTATTTAAAATCAGATGAGTATAGAGCACTTAGAAGTGAATACAAGATAAACAAAAGAAACAAAGAATTATTAGAAAAGTTAGATCTAAAAAAGGATTAAAACATGGCATCAACATACTCAAGTTCACTTAATTTAGAGATCCAAGCTACCGGTGAAAACTCTGGAACTTGGGGAACAATTACAAATAACAATTTACAAAAATTAGAATCAGCAGTTAAAGGTTATGTATCTGTTGCTATTGCAAGCACTTCAGATTCTTTAACAGCGACAGACGGCTCTACGACAGATGAGCAAAGTAATGCAATCATTAAATTAACAGGCACATTAACTGGTAATACTACCATGCAATGTGAAGCTGTAGAATCTTGGTACATTGTTGATAATGCTGCAAGTATGAGTACCTATACCCTAGGTTTTAAACCTGCAGGTGGTACAGCAACTAACCTAGTATCAGGATCTAAACACTTATTATATTCTGATGGTTCTACTATGTTCGATGTCTTGAACGACGCAGGAAATATCACGGCCAACGGAACATTAACAGTTTCTGGTAATACTTCTTTAGATGGTGGTACTTTTGTATTTAATGAATCAAGTGCTGACTTAGACTTTCGTATTGAAGGTAACGGTGATGCAAACTTATTTTTTAGTGATGCAGGTAACGACAGGATTGGTATTAAAACTGCTTCTCCTTCAACAGAGTTACACGTTGTAGGTGGTGTAAAAGCTACTGGTGCGATTGACTTTGATGGTGGTGGATTTACATTTAATGATTCTGGTGCTTCTGTAGATTTTAGAGCAGAAACAAATACCTTAGATGATGCTTTCTTTATAGACGGTTCTGCTGATAAAGTTGGATTTGGATGTACAGATCCTTCTGATGCAATGGTTGAGATTAATCAATCTAATTCATCTGGTGCAATCGCTTGTCTGTCATTAGATCAAGACGATACCGATCAAGAGTTTATTAAGTTTGAAGGCACAAGTGCAAGTGATCAATCATCAAGTTTAACAACCGATACAAGTGTTGGATCATTAACAGGACATATTCGTGTTAATGTAAATGGCACTGATTTCTGGATACCATATTACGCAACTAATTAGGAGCTACAATGCCTTTAACAAAACTGCAAATAGCACCTGGCATAGACAAGCAAAATACTGAGTATGGTGCTGAAGGTCGTTGGGTTGATTGCGACAATGTTCGATTTCGTTATGGACTACCTGAAAAAATAGGTGGTTGGTCAAAAGTAACAAGTGATGCTCTTATTGGGGCAACACGTGCTATTATTACTTATTCAGATTTAAATGGTGTTAAATATGCAGTATATGGCACAAATAAAAAACTTTATGCTTATTCTGAAAATTCCTATGCTGATATAACACCTACTAGAGCTACAGGTAGTATTACACAATTTGGTACTACTGATGAATCTTCAACAGTTACTGTAACAGACGCTGATCACGGAGCATTGATAGGTGACTTTGTTACTATATCTAGTGTTAGTGGAGCTATTGGTGGTCTATCACAGGCTAACTTACAAGGTGAGTTTGAAATACTCACAGTTCCTTCTACAAGCACTTACACAATTGAAGCCCCTGCAAACGCAACCTCAACTACAACAGGAGCAACAGCTACAGCAACATATCAAGTAAATACAGGTTCTGCTGTATCTATATTTGGATATGGATGGGGTGCAGGTACCTGGGGTAGTAGTACCTGGGATACAACAAGATCAGGACTAACAGGTGCACAAGGTGTGTTATTGGAATCAGCAAAATGGGTTTTAGATACTTGGGGAGAAGATGTTTTAGCACAACAATTTAATGGTGGACTTTATTATTGGGACACATCAAGCGGATTATCTAGTAATTTAGCCGCAACAACAAGTGTTTCTAATGCTCCTACAAAAAGTAGATTTATGCTTGTATCAGGTGATGATAGACATGTTATTTGTTTTGGAACAGAAACAACAATAGGAACTGACACAACGCAAGATAATATGTTTATTAGGTGGTCTGATCAAGAACAACAAAATGTTTGGACTCCTACTGCAACAAATACTGCAGGATCTAAACGATTGGTAGATGGTAATTTTATACAAACTGCTGTTAGATCTAGAGGTGCTGTTATGGTATGGACTGACACAGCATTATATCAAATGCAGTTTATTGGTCCTCCTTTTACATTTGGTTTTAATCAACTTGGTTCTGCTTGTGGATGCATAGGTTTACACGCCGCTGTTGATGTTGGTGGTACTTCTTTTTGGATGGGTACTGACTCTTTCTTTATGTTTGATGGTGCTGTTCAAAAAATACCTTGCACAGTGCAAGATCATGTATTTGATGATTTAAATCAAAACGCAAAACAAGATATATTCTGTGCAGCTAATACTGATTTTAATGAAATAATTTGGTTTTATCCTTCTGCTAATTCTACACAAATAGATAAACAGGTTACTTTTAACTATGCAGAAAATTTATGGTATGTAGGAACTCTTGCTAGAAGTTCATGGTCAGATCGTGGTACTTACGATAATCCTTATGCTACAGAATTTAGTGCAAGTGATACAACTTCATCTATTTCTACTATTAATGGGTTAAAAGCAGGTAGAACTTTTGTTTATGCACATGAAACAGGAGTTAATGCAGATGGAGGAGCTATGGCAGCTCATATTGAATCTGGAGATGTAGATATTGCAGACGGGGATCAATTTATGTCTATTGGTAGAATTATACCAGATTTTAAATCACAATCAGGGACAGTAGACTTAACTTTAAAAACTAGGCCTTATCCATCAGGAACACAAAAGTCACATGGTTCTTTTGATATTACAACTAGCACTACTAAAAAAGATACACGTATTAGAGGCAGACAACTTGCAGTAAGAGTGGAAAGTGATGCTGTTGATGATGATTGGAGATACGGAACACTTCGATTGGATATTAAGCCTGATGGAACAAGAGGAGCATAATGGCTAATATACAAATACCTAGATTACCTCAAGCTGCAAAAGAGTACAGCCAAACACAACAAAATACATTGATACAAACATTAGAACAATTAATATTTTTACTTAATAACAGTTACACACCTGAAACACTACGCCAGGAAGATGAACAGATAACATGGTTTTTAGGATAAATGGCAAACATATATACTAATTATAAAGCTAATTTATCAACAACAGCGTTGACGACAGTATATACTGTTGGATCAGCAACAAGTGCTGTTATTAAATCTATTCGAGTATCTAACCAAGATGCTGAAAATAATTGTAATATTTCATTGTTTTTAGTGGACAGTGACGGAACAAGTTACCCTTTAGAAACAGATAGAAATATACAAGCTAAGCGTTCACAAGAGCTCCTAGCAACAGGGAACATGGACCAAGGATCATCAGATTCTGCTATTGGGTCGCCAACTCCTATAGTATTCAAGGAATCTGAGGTTTTAAAGGCACAAGCACAAAATGGTGGTGATTTAACAGTGATTGTAAGTGTCCTAGAGATAACATAATGTATTGCAAAAGGAGTGTAAAATGAGTATAAATGAAGATACAACCGTGATAGCAGGAACAAGTATTCCTGCTGATTTAGAAGTAGAAACAACTACTACTATAAAGCACGCCTCAACAGGGAAGGTGTACAAGTCAGAAGACGAAGCTACATCAGATGTCAATGACCCTGCTACTGAAACAACAGAATCAGATATTAAAAGAGATGTCGCTGTTTCAGTTAATAAATTGCCTAATATATTTGGAGGAACGAATTAATTATGACTCAAGGACTTGAAGTTTTTCAAGAGCAAGTATCAAAAATTGCTGACTTAGGACGATACGAAGATACCTATATCGCACACGTCGCTGAAGGCGAAACTGTTGTGCCTATGGATGTATTAGATTCTAATCCTCAGTTAAAAACTTTATTGTTCAATCAAATGTTATCTATGGGTATTGACCCAGAACAGTATATTGTTGGTAACGAACTTAACTCAATTAATCCTGTTACAGGACAACCTGAATTTTTTCTTAAAAAGATATTTAAAAGTGCAAAGAAAGCACTTAAAAAAATAGCACCTTACGCAGGTACTATTGCAGGAATCATGGGTCTCGGCCCAGGGTATGCAGCTATGATAGGTGCAGGTGCACCATTGTTAGCGGGCCAAGGAGCAGGGACAGCTCTTGCAGGTGGTCTTGGTGGTTACGGTGCAGGTAAATTATTCGGCACAGGTCTAATTGGTGGTGGTGGCGGTGCAACAGACACTCCAATTAGGAAGTTTCAAAACATGAGTCAAGGATCAAAATCATTCTCAAATTTAGGAAAACCGACTCCAATACCGAAAGTTGATCCAACTCCAAAAGGAAACTTGTTTTCAAATATGTTTAAATCAAAACAAGATAAAATTGCAGAAGCTTATGAAAGGTATGAAAGGTATCCAGAAGAAATGAGACAACAATTGGCAATGAAGGCAGGTGAATTTCAATTACCAGGCGGAGCTTTAACTGCTACCCTAGCACCTATGGCTATTGGTGCAATAGGTCAATATTTTGACAAAGATGAGCCCTCAAAGTTAGATAAAAGTTTCTATGAAACAAATCCAGAAGCTACATGGATGGGTCAGTTTGGCAATGTTCAAAGATCAGCTTACGGTGGTGAAATTGATTATGATAAATATGCAGGTGGTGGTGATATTGAATATGAAGATGCTTATGCAGGTGGAGGCCTGTCAAGCTTAGATGAGTTTCCAAGAATGAATGGCCAGATCTCTGGGCCAGGCGGACCTAAAGAAGATTTAGTTCCTGCAATGTTAAGTGACGGAGAATTTGTAATGACTGCGAGAGCAGTAGAAAATGCAGGAGGGCCACAAGCCATGTACAATTTAATGAATAGATTAGACCCAGAATCATCAAGAGGAGTAATGTAATGGCTGATGAAATAGTCAGTTATAGTAGACTTGCCCCTTACATAGAAGAAAGAGGTAAACAATTATTAGGAGCTACTTTTGGCGATCCTAACGCTGTTAAACAGCCAGGTGAATCTGATGCAGATTTTAAAGCAAGACAATTAGGTAGAGCAGGTGTTGCTCAAACAGTTCCTGCTTTTCAAGTAGCAGGACTAACACCTCAACAACAACAAGCTATGGCAATGACTAGCCAGGGCATTGGTCAATATCAACCTTACTTAAATCAAGCTGCAAGCACTTTAGGTCAAGGTGTATCAAGTTTAGCAGGAGCACGAGGAATGTTTGCTCCAACTGCTGAAGGTATTCAATCTTATATGGATCCTTATCAACAAAATGTAACACAAGGTGCTTTAGCAGAATTAGATAGACAAGCTATGTTACAACAACAAGGTATAAGTGCACAGCAAGTAGATGTAGGTGCGTTTGGCACTGAACGTGGAGGTATACAACAAGCTGAATTAGGTAGAAACCTACAAGATATTAAATCTAAAAGAATTTTTGAAGACATGTCTAGAAACTTTCAACAGGCACAACAAACAGCACAACAATCGTTTGAAGCACAACAAGGAAGACAAGCTAATGTTGGACAAATGTTAGGTCAACTTGGTGGCCAACAAGCAGGTCTTGGTCAACTTGGTCAAAATTTATATGGTCAAGATGTTACTAACTTATTAACTTCAGGAGCATTAGGACAGTCTCAACAACAAAATACAATGGAAGCTATGAGACAAACACAATTATTACAGAATCAAGAGCCATTCCAAAGATTATCTTTTGCTTCTGGTATTTTAACCGGTACCCCTGCTTCACAAATGACTGTACAGCAACAACCTTCTACTAACCCATTCCTACAGGTTGCAGGACTAGGGATCATGGGCCTCGGAGCATATAAAGGAATTGATACTTCAGGAGCTAGTGCATTAATCGGTCAGGGATAATGAGTGTATTAGATCGTAAATTATTTAGAGGAGGGGTAGTCAAATTAAAGCATGGTGGAAATCCATCTATTGACCACGGGACAGGTGAACTTATAAGTAATATGCCTCAACAAAACAGGTCTTCTTCAGTAACAAATCAACTTCAAGGAATTTTGCAAGGTATGACAGAATTTGAACCAATGGCACAATCATTTGCAAATCAATTATTTCCTATTAAAGACCAAGAGACATATGAAAAAGAAGCTATGTCTTTGTACCCAGATAACTTAGCTGGTCAACGTGATTTAATCGAAAAACAAAAAAAAGAAGACCTTGCAGCTTCTTTAATTAATTTTGGTTCTCGATTAGTAACAGGAAGAGGTAAGGCTCTTGACATATTCGCAACTGCTGCTCAGGAAACTGTTCCTGAACTATCTAAGATGCGTCGTGCTACAAGAGGACAAGAAGCACAACTTAGACAAGCAGAAGCAGAAACTAAAACAAAAAGAATATCATACGCTTTAACTAAACAACAAGAAGATGCGATGGCTAGAGCTAACGTTGTAAGTCAAGCAATGTTTTCTAATCTAGGATTTTTTCAAGAAATACAAAAACAAAAACATAAAAATAATTTAGACTTACAGTCTAAAGTTCAATTTGTCAAAAATAACACAACAGGATTAAATACAGAGGTAACTTTAGATGTTCTGTTAGCTGATATGGCAAAACCTGAAGAAGAAAGACTATATAGTAAAGAAATTAACCCTGATAAACCTTTTGTTATGTTTGATAAAAACATAAACGATAATCGTGTCTTTACTAGTTATGAAGAATTTGCAAAATTAAA